ACATCTTTGGGTATCAAAGTCAAGAACAAAGAATCAATGGGTAACTACATTGTCTGCAAGTCTAAGTATGCTTTCAAGCCTGCTGATGACAAACTGACAGAGATCCCTGTTGAAGACTTGGGCAATGGTTCTAAGGTTGTAGCAGTTGTAGGCTCTTACACTCACAAAATGAGCAAGATGCACGGTAACGCTCCATCATTGAAGAACTTGGTGGTGACTGAAGTGGTCACTTATGTCCCTGAAGCCGAGTCACTCTGATAAAGACACTAGACCCTCTGTGGCACTCATAGACGCTGACATTATTTGTTATCGTGTAGGGTTTGCCTCAGAGGATGTCGAAGAGAAGTATTGTTTGGCTCGTGTAACTGAACTTATCCATGAAATTGTTTACACTGAACTCAAGTGCGATGACTACAAAGCGTACATCACTGGGAAAGGTAACTTCAGGAATGAGATTGCAGTTACTGAGCCTTACAAAGGGAATCGTAAGGATGCTAAGAGGCCAGTGCATTACGAAGCTATCAGACACCATCTCCAGCGCCTTGGTGCAGAACTGGTTGAAGGACAAGAAGCTGATGATGCAGTGGCTATCGAAGCAAGTACGAATGGAGGCTGGATTGTCTCCATTGACAAAGACCTAGATCAAGTACCGGGTTGGCATTACAACTTCGTAAAGAAGGAAGAGTATTACGTAGAAGAGTTTGAAGGACTCAAGAACTTTTACTCTCAGATCCTCACAGGGGATCGTATTGACAACATCATTGGCTTGAAAGGCATTGGCCCAGTTAAGGCTGCAAAGATCTTAGCTGAATGTAAAACAGAACAGGAGTTATACGATGCTTGTCTTAAAGCGTATGATGGTAATTCTGAACGTGTCACAGAAAACGGGAGATTATTATGGTTAAGAAGAAGTCCACAACAGCAGTGGTTCCCTCCAGCTTTGAACTCGCAGGATTCGAGTGGACAGTCAAGTTCTCAGAAGACCTGACAGAGATTGCTAAGTGTGATTGTCATTCACAGTTGATCATCATTCGTGATGGCCTCAGTGAGCAGACAACAACACAAGCTTTCTACCATGAGCTAGTACACGCTATTATGTTCACAATGGGTCACATGACTCACGATGAGGTGTTCACTGATGCCTTCGGTGGGTTCCTACACCAGTTTGCTAAGACACAGGATTGGTCTTAATGGTTACACGGAAGGTAATGAGCAAGAGAGCTGTAGCTCTGAAGCATGGGTTCAGATCAGGCTTAGAGGAAGAAACTTCTAAGTTCCTGACTGATAATGGTGCTAAGTTCACGTATGAGGAGATGAAGATTAAATACCTTCAACCTGCAACTGAACGACAGTACACACCTGACTTTGTTTTAGAGAACGGCATCATCATTGAGACAAAAGGTAGATTCTTAGTCGCTGATCGTAAGAAGCACATCTTGATTAAGCGCCAGCATCCTGAGCTAGATATTCGTTTTGTATTCTCTAACAGTAGACAGAAGCTGAATAAAGGATCACGAACAACCTACGCTCAATGGTGCGAGAAGAATGGGTTTCTCTACGCTGATAAGGAAATCCCTGTTCATTGGATCAAAGAACGAAGAAAGCGAGTACTAGATGGGCAAAAAACCAGCAATTAACCTGTGTAAAGATTGCAGATACGTTGAGCGTGACTTGTTAGGTTGGAAATTTGCAACCTGCAAGCACTCTTCTTGCTGTGATCCTATAACAGGAAAAGGGGAGTCTTATTGTTCCATTCAACGTGAATACGGTAGTTTATGTGGAAGAGAAGCTAAAAACTTTGAACCTAAAGAGAAAGGCTGTTTTTTATGGAAGTAAAATTACTGAAGGAAAATGAAGATGGTAGCGCTGACTTTCAGTTTGACTTAACTGACAAGGAAAAAGAAGCTTTACTTTGCTTAGGTATCCTTACTGGCATCAAACGTGGCATTGAGGAAGGTAAAACTTACATGACAGAAGGTTTTGAAGATGGCAACAAAGATAGTAGTACACTATAAGCCTCCACCTTTCAAGCCTGATTGGATGGATGGTTGTCTAAAGCTCTATGTCGTGGATCATCCTCGCTTAGGCTGTAGATTGGTAACAACAACGAAGGTGGTAAAAGAGTACCCTAAAGGTATCTACGAGACAGAGTACGCTGTGTATCACCCGATAGACGGAGACTTCAATGACCTATAAAGCATTAGAAGACTATTTCAACAACCTTGATCCTACAGAGGACAAAGACATGTACGATAGTTACGAAGAACCTTTGACAAGCATTTACTTTCAGATCAGTTCACCAGCTGTTGAACAATACCCTAAGAATGAACACACAGTTCGCTTAGAGTGGCAAGACGGTGCTCGTTGGTATGATGTTGTGTGGGAAGTTCTGAAGGTGTTGGAAGCTCAATACGGATATGACATCAAATCCAAAGTGTTCTTCCACATCCATGAGCTTGGTATCGAAGCTGAAGAGAGCTACGGTGATCCAGACTTGGCTAAACAAATGTTCTCAAAGGATTTGTCATAGGATGTATGATCCTAAAATGTACATTCAACATTTAACTGTAAAAGAGTTTAGAAAACTTATGCAGGAATGTTTTGATGCTGATAGATTAACTCTTCAACAACGAGAAGCTGAACAGGCTGCTTTACGTCATGCTTGGCGTATGCACTTTGAGTTCGGCTGTCCTATGCCTAAAGAGGAAATGAAATGAGAATTTTAGTTGTGCCGGACTGTCAGGTCAAGGAAGGTATCCCAACGGAACATCTAACTTGGGCTGGCAAAGCAATCGTGGAGTACCGACCTGATGTAGTGGTTAACATAGGGGACTTTGCTGACATGCCAAGCCTCTCTAGCCACGACATCAAAGGATCTAAGTACTTTGAAGGATTACGCTACCAGAAGGACATAGAGGCTGTTAAAGAGGGCATGGCAAAGCTCCTACAGCCTCTTAAAGACCTCCAGAAGGCTCAGAAAGAGTCTAAACACAAGGTGTATAAACCTCGTATGGTCTTGACCTTGGGAAACCATGAGAATCGTATTGATAGGGCTGTAAACAACAATCCTATGCTTGAAGGCTTAATAACAGTTGAGGACTTAGAGTATGACAAAGACTGGGAAGTACATCCTTTTCTCCATCCAGTATTCATCAATGGCGTTGGCTTCAATCATTATTGGCCTGTTGGGGCTATGGGCAGACCTGCTGCCTCCCCTGCTGCTATTATCTGTAAGCTTCACATGTCTTGCGTGGCTGGACACCAACAAGGAAAGCAGGTCGCTTATGGTAAACGTGCTGATGGGAAGCCTATCACTGCTATCGTTGTTGGTAGTTATTATCTTCATGATGAGTCTTACATGGATCAGCTCTCCAACCGTCACTGGCGTGGTTTGCTCGTAATGAACGAAGTCGATGACGGACATTTCGATGAGATGTTCTTGTCTATTGAGTATTTACAACGAAAGTATTCATCTGATGAAACCGACAGTAAAAGAGATTGACGACTACATGAAGTCACTAAAGTTACCCGAAGTTAAAGAACCTGTAGGTAAAAAGTATGACAATGACAAACTTCGTTGGAGTTTATTGCCTCTAGGGGCTTTACAAGACGTAGTAAAGGTGTTAGAATTTGGGGCCAAAAAGTACGCCCCTGACAACTGGAAGTATGTGGATCAGGCTGAGGAACGGTATTGGAATGCTGCAATGCGTCATATCGTGGCCTACAAGCTAGAATCGCCTAACGACAGTGAGACGGGGCTTTCTCATCTGGCACATGCAGTATGTTGCCTTTTGTATATTCAACAACTAGATAAAGAAGAAGAGAACAACTAACAATGAGTAATAAAATGACACCATATCAGACCTACATCGCCAAGTCACGCTATAGCCGTTATTTGGATGACAAGGGCCGTCGTGAGCACTGGGATGAGACAGTAGCTCGTTACTTTGACTTCATGGAGAAACACCTGAAGAAGAATAACAACTACACCTTGACACCAGAACTCCGTAATCGCTTGGAAACTGCTGTCTTGAACCTAGACGTTATGCCATCCATGCGCTCTATCATGACTGCTGGAGAGGCTCTAGAGCGTCAGAACATCGCTGGTTACAACTGTTCATACCTCCCTATTGATGATCCTAAAGCCTTCGATGAGGCTATGTATATCCTCCTGTGTGGTACAGGTGTAGGCTTTAGCGTGGAGCAGAAGTATGTCAATAAGTTACCTGAAATTCCTGAAAAACTGTTTGAGTCTAATACTGTGGTTCACGTTAAAGACTCCAAAGAGGGATGGGCAAAGGCTCTCCGTCAAGTTTTGGCCCTCTTATGGGCAGGTGAAATTCCTAAATGGGATGTCTCAGCTGTCCGACCTGCCGGAACTCGACTCAAAACATTTGGTGGTCGTGCGAGTGGGCCTGAACCATTGGTCGAACTGTTCAAGTATGTTGTTGCTAAATTCAAAAGCGCTCAAGGGCGTAAGTTGTTCTCGATTGAGGCTCACGACATCCTCTGTAAAATTGGGGAAGTGGTCGTGGTTGGTGGAGTCCGTCGATCAGCAATGATCTCTTTGTCTGACTTGGGTGATGATCGTATGGCTCACGCTAAGGCAGGTAATTGGTGGGATGGTCAAGGACAACGAGCATTGGCTAACAACTCAGCAGTGTATGAGGTTAAGCCTGATGTAGGTCAGTTTATGCGTGAATGGAGCAATATCTATGAAAGTCATTCAGGAGAGCGTGGCATCTTTAACCGCTATGCTTCGGAACTTCAAGCGGCTAAGAATGGTCGTCGTGTACTCGGTAAAGAATGGGGCACTAACCCTTGTAGTGAAATTATCCTCCGTCCTTACCAATTCTGCAACCTCTCTTCAGTTATTGTTCGTGCGGATGATGATGTGGAGTCTCTTAAAGAAAAAGTCGCTATTGCGACAATCTTGGGAACCTTCCAATCGACGATGACCAACTTCCCTTACCTACGTAAGATTTGGCAGACTAACACTGAAGAAGAACGCTTGTTGGGTGTCTCAATGACAGGTATCTTGGATAACCCGTTGTTGAACTCAGCTAATGACCTTGACTTACCTAAACGCTTGGAGATGTTACGAGATGTCGCAATACGAACTAATGCTGATTTTGCTGCTGAACTTTCAATCCCTGTGTCTGCTGCGATCACTTGCGTCAAACCGGAGGGCACGGTTAGTCAACTCACGGGAACTGCAAGTGGGATTCATCCTCAACATAGCAGTTTCTTTATTCGCCGTGTCCGTACTGATAACAAAGACCCTCTGACTACATTCCTGAAGAACTCAGGGTTTCCGTCTGAGCCTTGCGTTATGAAGCCTGACTCTACGACAGTGTTTTCTTTCCCAATGAAGGTTGAGAAAGGCGCAGTGTTGAGGGAAGATCTTTCCGCTATTGAGCATTTGAAGCTCTGGTTGGTGTTTCAACGCCACTGGTGTGAGCACAAGCCTTCAGTGACAATCTCAGTGACTGAGAATGAGTGGCCTTCAGTAGGTGCATGGACATGGGAGCATTTTGATGAGGTTACTGGTGTCTCGTTCTTGCCTATGGATGGCGGTACGTATCGACAGGCTCCCTATGAGGCTATCGACGAAGCAACGTACAATACGTTGGCTATGGAGATGCCACAAAGCATTAACTGGGAAGACATGAGCGAGAACACAGACAATGTGGAAGGTGCTCAAATGCTCTCCTGCACTGCTGGCGCTTGTGAAATTGCCTTCTAAGGTTGTAATAGCTATGCGGGTGGTCGAAATGGTCACCTGCATTCACATCATCGCTAACACTTGGAGGCACTGGTAGATGATATTTAACTTTGATTGGTCAGGAGGTCTAGTCTTCGGAATAGCACATACTGACATGGCTGTGATAGAGATGGATGACGATGATTACGCTTTCACAAATGCTATTCTTCTGCATCTAGGGTTTATCACTATATCAATAGTCTTTATACCTGAGGGACAGTAGAAACAAAGAAGCCCACCTTTTGAGTGGGCTTTCTTATGTGCTAAAGTTTCTTAAGCTTTACGGCTTACGCCTTATGGTATTCTTCTTCAGTCAGGATACCGGGTTTATACTTATTCTCTGGCTTGAAGATAGTCAGCTCTTGTTGACGCATAGCAGGATCAAAACTGATGTGCATCCAACGACCAAACTCATGGATCATCTGGTCAAACTTGATACCTGCCTTCTTGACTTCCTGACACAGTTGGTAAGGGGTCAATTTAGAGGAAGAGACATCAATAGCCCAACCATCCATGTGAGAGCTAACCTTAGAGCCACCAACAGCCACGTTAACTGCTGGAAGACGTAACCAAGAGTTAATACGCAGAGGGCCTGTAACAGCTCTTAACTGCTCCAGCTTCTGTGCTGCTGTCTTCATGTTCTCCAGTTGGAGGGTAGAAGGTTGGTTATCAATACCGTTACGGATAGCTGTCTCAGAATAAGTAGCTTCCTCAAGTGTGAAATGTTCGCTTAAGTTCATTTGTTTTTCTTCTCCATAATTTTCTCAGCTGTACGACCACCGAAGTAAGCCAACATAATCAGCTGTCCCCACTCACCTAACAATTTAACGTAAGACTCGTTCACATTGACGTTAAATGCTGACATCATTGCAAACAAGAAGTAAGCACCTAATATAGCCACAAGGGTCATAGGTCTGATGTTCTTAGACAACCAGCTATCTGAAGACATATCAGCCTTCCAGCGGTCAGTCACGTTCTGTTGTTCAACCTCAAAGGCCTTGGTGTCTATTTCCTTTAGCTTCAAGGCTAACTCAGGGTTGGACTCAAGGGCCTTAGTGACCTCAGAGACTGATGCAGGTACACCTAGCTTATCAGCTATAGCTTTGACAGCCATGCCTCCTAGAGGCCCTCCTACGGCTGTTGCAAGGGCAGGAGCAGCCCCTTTAAGGATATTAAGAAGGCTGTCCATCTTCAGGCTTATTCTCTATGGCAGGAGCAGGGGCATTTGAGCCTTTACGACCTGAGATAGCACCCATAGCACCTACGCCCATGAAGGCAATAGCTTTGAGGATCTCAAGGAACACAGCATCAATAGGAGCTAGTTCATTCTTCTGTTCTTCAAAGCCAATGAGCCACAAGACACCAAAGGCAATGACCAACACCATGACAGTGATAGACTTAACAACAAAAGACCAAGTGTTAATCTCAATCTCCGCTTCCGTCATCTTTGGTTTGTCCAACCACTTTTGAATCAGTTCTTTCATCTTTCTTCTTCTCCTTGTTTTCTAGTTGTTTTAATCTTTTGTCTATGGTTGCATTCAATACTAGGTTGTCTATGTATATGAAGGCTGTAAGTGGTAATGCTATGAAGCTAACTGAAGCAAAGAATATCATCCCCCAAAAGTAGATCTTTGCGTCATAATTTGATATATTTGCCATGCGGATAACCAGAAAATAATAATTAAACCTAAGATTACCCAGTGAGGGACACACCGATCAATCCTGTCATTAAATGTCTTGATCTGATCTATACGCTTTTGTTTCTCATTCCTTTTCTCCCTATCCCTAGTCTTCTTTTGCTCATCTAGGATCTTGGAATACATGGACTTGTATCTGCTGTACAGCGGCCCTAACTGAGGAGGAGCTTCGTTCATTAACTCCCTTAACTCAACCCCACACTTAACCAACTTTGTCTCAATGGATATAAGCTCCAATGCTCCAATGTTATTGTCTCCGTAAGAAGAACTAAATACCTTCTTCTCTAAGTCTTCCTTGTAGGTGACTAAGTAAGCCTGAGCCTTAAAGAAGTCCCCTACGTGCTTGATAAACTGATCTACGATAGCGTCTTCATCAGGGATGTAATCAATGTACTCATCCTTCTTTGAAGCTGAAGGCTTAGTCTCAGTGGCTACAGGCTTAGATGGTTCACTGGGGCCACTAAATAAGCTAGTTAACCAACCGAAGAAGCCAGAGACATCTTTGACAATGGCTTTGGCATCCTCTACACCCTTCTTTATCCTTTGTATCTCTGCTTTGCCTTCAGACAGCATCTCACAGCAAGAGCGTATGCCCTTGAGTGCGCTTGACAGCATGAGCATTGCAGAGATTGGATCCACATTATTACTGCCCTGTTTCTGGAGGAACTAAACCTGTGGTAAATAAGCCACGATAGGCTAAGTTACGTGGAGGCCCTTGTGTCTGTCCTGAAGCGATAGCATTAGCGGCTGCTTGAGCTGCACGACGACGAAGAACACCTTGAATAGTATCCGCAGTGTATCCTGTTCCCGCTAATCCAGCTGTCAACATACCTGCTGTAGGCGATCCACCAGCTAAAGAACCTGCTGTTGCAGCGCCATAACCATAAGCAGATAACTTAGAACGAGCAGGGTTAAATTGAGCAAAGAAACTCAACATAGGGTCTAAACTACCGCCTTTAATTACAGACTTGATGATGTTCTGTTCTTCTTGGTTAAATAGCCCCATCTTATTCTTATTGGCAGCAATATTAACAAAACCTCGACGGATCAGTTCACTCTCTGAGGCATTAGGCATTTCCTTCTTAATCTCAGCTACGTTCAAAGCATCCTCAAGAACCTGAGCACGAGAGGCATTACGCCAATCTTTACGGGCTTCTGTTATCTTTTTAACAGCTGCGTCTATGCCTGTTTTACCAGCAATAATATCATTACCATTTAATTTAGCAATATAATTATCAATAGAATCGACAGCCGCTGAACCTAGACGAGCTTCTTTAGGTTCTTTACTCATTTTTAAATCGTTTGCCATTTGACGAAGACGATCAATGGTAGAAAATGGAACCCTTTGAGTTCCGATGATTTCTTGCATCTGATTCAGGACACGTTCTGCTGCCAGAGCCTCTGGAGACCCCTTAATCATGTTTATATCAGCTAAAGATTGACGAATATCTGATACCATATTTAAGGCGCTCTGTGGTTTTACAGTAATTCCTTCATTCTCCACGGCACGATAGGACCTTGAAGCACGCTGTTTAACCTCATCCATTGTATAAATAGGGGGATTATCAGGCGTTTCATATCCAAACTTACGTTTTACAGCATCAACACCTTTTCCAGCAGCGTTTAACAATCGTCCAGAAGCGCCAGCAGCCATAGCACCCATGCCAACAGCAGCCACTGTAGCAGCCAAGTCACTACCAGTGTAGTCTTTGATTACTTCAGCAGTAGGTTGAGACACTAAACCAGCAACACCCGATACAGGGATCTGACGGGCCAAATCGCCAGCAAGAGCAGGAACGCTAGGAGCCATCTTAGCCAATCCAGCAGTACCTGCCATGCCTTGAGCACCGGCTTGGACAGCACGTTCTAAACCTGTCTCAGGAACAGGAACACCAGCCTTAGTCAACATTTCACTTTGAGCCTGAGCTACAGAAGGTAGACGGCTTTCTGAACCTAACAGGTTAGCACCTACGTTATACAGACCTCGACCAGCTTCTAAAACAGCTGTAGCAGGGGCAGTAAAGCCTTCATACAAGGCACGACCAGTTAAGCCTACTTGTCTACCAATCTCTTGTCCTAGTGAACGCTGAGGAGCTTGAGGAGCAGGTTGTTCTTTTTGTCCTTCAGCAGAAGCAAACTGTTGTTGAGCATATTGAAGAACTTGTTGTTCAGAAGCCCCATCAGGAGCTGTAATCTCATAAACAGAGCCGTTAGGAGCAGTTACTTCAAATGTTGCCATTATTGTTTCTTTCTAATAGACCAACCCTTTGCAAAGTCAGCAGGAGTTACCGGAGCAGCTGGAGCAGGAGTAGGTTGAAGTTGTGGGTTAACACCTGAGAAAGGGCTTTGTTTAGGTGCAAAGTCTTCAGCACTCAATCCGGGCATAGCAGGAATACCGGGTGCAGTCAGAGTTGTTCGTTTAGCTGTCAAAGCAGCTTTGGTGTTACCAAGTGTTGTCTTCAAGTCATCAAAAGCGGATGTTAACAACTCTTTATTTTTCCAAGTATCTTCATCAGCAATCTGGTCACGAGCACGTTGAGCGTCACCCTCAGTCTGAGTACCTTTAGCAAGCAACAGCAAGTTATTAGCTTGTTCAAGGACAGCACGACGTAGTTGTTTAAACTCCAAAGTATCTTTGGTAGGCTTACCTAAGAAACCTGAGACACCACGTTCAATATTCTGAGTCAAGCCAAGATTCAAGTTATCAATCTTAGGTGTCAAAGATGAGATCTTATTGATGGCTGTATCAAGAGAAGTCATTTGCTCATCGACATTACCAACTTCCTTCTTGATTGATGCTGGAAGCTTAGTAGCAGCAGTTGTAGCTACAGTACCTTGGACACCGGGGGCTGAAGCTTGTTTACCAACCAGTTTAGCAAGGTTAGGAGCAGAAGCAACCAAATCAATAGGCTCAATGGTTGTAATTTCCCCTGTGTCTGAATCACGGAAGATCTTAGGCTTGTTCTCTTGACCAATCAACCAACGAACACGGGCTTCTTCTTCAGGGTTTAATTGCTCACCTTTAGCTAGTTTAATCTCAGCATTAGAGATCATTTCACGGTTACGCTCAGAGACTGTTGTTGCCCCTGCTGTACGCATAGCTTTATCTGCTTGAGCTTTCTTTAAGGCTGCTGATCGTGATAGTTCAGCTAATTGCATAGCGCCTTGTTGATCGCCTATTTGTGATAACTGTTGCGCTGCTGCTACAATAGCATTAGGATCTGTTTGGTCTAGATTACGAATAATTTGTTGACGTGCAGTAACCAGCTTCAACATTGGGTCTTCACCACCTAAGGCACGACCTAGTTGACCACCAGCAAAGAACTGGGAAGCCACAGCACGTTGCATAGGGTCTTGAGCAGCATAAGCCCTAGCTTGCTCCATTTGAGCTTGCTGTTGATTTAGAAGGTATTGTTCAGGGGAAGTAAACAAACCTAAAATAGAGGGATCTTGTGTAGCCATTATTTACTTTCCTTAATTAATACCAACCGCTACCGTACGCATAGTCATAAGCTGACGTGTCTCCCATGTTTACGGTAGTAGGACTACTAAACAAACCACTCAGACCTTGACCAATAGCATTTTGTAGCTGAGGATTAGCCAAGTAGTTAGATAGGGGATTATACGCTGAAGCTTGGTACTGATATGGAGCCATAGCACGAGCAGCTGAGGATGCTTGACCACCAAGTTCAGATCCTAAGCCTAGAGCTTGTTGTCCTGCTTGTTCAACTGTACCTAATGCACCAAAGCCAGCTTTAAACGGCTCATAAGCACCAGCAGCCAATCCTTGACCAAACTTAACTTGATTCTGAGAAGCTAGATCAGCATTAGCAGCAATCTGAGCCTGTTGTTTAGCTACAGCATTGTAGTAAGCAGCCATCTCAGGGTTAGTAGCCATCAAACCACCAGCCTCTGTAGCGCCCGTAGCAAGACCACCACGGCCTGTCTGGAATAGACGGTTACGGATACCTGCCAACTGTTGCTCTTGTTCAGGAGCCAATAAAGCAGTCTGCTGTTGTACATAGCGTTGACGGACAGCTTCAGGAGACTCTCCTAGATACTGACCTGCAAGGCTTTGTAACTGCTGTCCTTGCAATAGTCCAGTACCTGTCATACCTGCCAGTTGATCTTGATAAGCTTTTGCTTCAGGAGACAAAGTATAATTAGCACCTGTCAATCGACCTGAAGGATCAAACTGGAAACCAGAAGAACCAAATCGAGTAGTTACCCCGATAGGTTTAAATTGACCAGCTGCTGCTACTTGTCTATTAGCTTGTTGAGCAGATCTACCTTGTTCAGCAGAGCCTAACATACCTACTCCACTAGCAATAAGAGCAGGGTTACCTGTCATAATACCAGCGCCTAATGCGGCTACAGGTGCAATGTCACTAAAAAATCCCATAATATGTATCCTTAATTATATTTTGTTAGGCAGTGCGTTTCCACATATAGACAGTAATATATGGTTGATAGTTAGCGTTAGTTCCTGAAGAACCTGTAGAAGACACGGTAATTGCAGGTTGTGCTGAATTAGTTGTTTGTGTGTCTAAAGAACCACGTGCTCTATGTAATGTTTCATCAGGGCCTGACGATGTTCCTGCATTACGTAAATCAATAGTGTGCGTGTGAGCATCCTGTGTTGCTGTGTGAGTGTGGCTCACGACAATAGCATCAGCTGAACCGCCTGTTTCTTCAGCAGTATCAAACAGGGTATTACCTGAATCAAAACCAACCATGACTCGACCAGCACCAAAGGCTGTCCAAGTACCAAAACCTAGCAAAGTACCGGGGTTAGTGGATACTGAAGCATTGGTGTAGATAGAGCCTACAGGATACAATGCAGCCATAGCAGCAGCAACAAAGGCTGTGGTAGCTATCTGTGTCGAGGAAGTACCAGCAGAGGCTGTAGGAGCCAAAGGAGTACCAGTGAGTGTAGGGCTAGATGTGTCAGCCTTAGAGTTTACAGCTGTACGGATAGCTTGTAATTCAGCTGAAATCTCAGTACCTTTAACAATCTTATTAGCATCGCCTGTGGATAAAGCATCCTTAGCAGCAAAGTCCGTAATAATACTATAATCACTCATATTGTTCTTCCTAATTTACAGAATATGTCCATCTTCTGAACACTCAATTCAAATCCGTTAATAACAGCCTCTAGTCCAAATTGAACCACAGCTCCTGCACCAGAGCCTTGAATACGTTGATTATCAAAGACAATACCTGTAGTAAACTCTGATATACCGTATTCAGCAGTACCATATTCAGATACAGGAATAGTTCCTAAAGACGCATTCCTAAACTGATAATTAGTCCCGTAATCGAAACCATACTTAATAATGATGTCAGCACCACTCGCACCAATCAAGGTGAATCCTAACTTCTTCAATATCTTAACATTGCTAGGTTGTCCTAGATCAAAGTAGTTAGAGAAGTAGTTCATACGGTAGGTAGCTGTACGATCTAAGTTACCTGTGTAATAACCGACATAGCTGGTAAAACCAAACAATACTTCTTTATCTCTATTGGAGAACAAAGCTTTAGGGACTAGGTTCCATGTCGTAGCTCTGGCAGCCCCGTTAGGCAAGACAACCCTAGTATCAAAGCAATATGTCTTATTGGAAGCAGGGAATGTAATCAGATAGAAAGCGTTGCTATCCGAATATACAGACTTAATGTTAGCCAATGTCTCAGCATTTAAATCAGAAACCAAGTCATCACGTACGTTGGCACTGATGTCACGGAAAGGAGCACTTTTCTCTTGGATAGTCCTAGCAAGGCTACGTACACCTGAATCAGACAGGAAAAGAACGTCTGTACCTGTCAAGGCTACTGAATCACGAGCACAGCAACCAATACCTGATACTGTGTCTGATAGTGTCATAGCAGCAGGATCGTAGGCATCTTTGTACACTAGGATCTGACGACGACCAAAGATATACAGGAAGCCGTTGTGAGCTGCAAGAGCAGTAATTTCATCCGCACCGTTAGGCCATACTTCAGCTACGTTCAAGCTACCTGACGTACCTGTAGACAACACATGACCAGCTAAGAGGTCAGAGAACTGAACAAGGCTCTTAGTGGTAGAGTTACCTGCACTCCAGATACGGCCAAAAGCACTGATAGCACAGTTATTCTGTTCTGCTGTACCCAAGTGACCAGTTTTTTCCGAGACTCTACGGAAGGTTGTCGTAGATACAGCAGGGTCAAACACCAAGGGATCATATCCCCCCTGATACATGTACAAGACCCCATTCAAAGGAGCCATCTGCCAGTTGTTAGCCGAGATAGTTGGAGCAGTACCGCCACCACCATAGGTAAGCGTAGTTAATGTACCACCTGAAAGCTTGAACAATTTATTGTTACCAGCACAGATAATGTAGCTAGTACCGTCGTTACCAATAAGCTCACCAATGGCCTGAATAGGGTTAGAACCTAGATCACTGCTTGTAGAGTTCTTAGCTAACCAGCCTTTACGAGCACCGATACGACCAAACTTATCAATAACACAGTTCTCAGCTACAGTAGCAAACCCTGACTCCAATGTAATAGAGGAGTCTTGAGTGTTCACTCCCTTAAAGCCGGGAGCTGAAATAGATGAGCCTATTAGTTGTTCAGCCATTATCGTAGCCTCCTAGAGGCGAGAATCTCAAGACATACTCCTTCGTCATGGAGCCACCCAACTCATCTCTTCTTGATAACGGTTACGCTCAATGGCTACTTCATTAGCAAGAGCATTCTTGTACAGTGCGTAAGCTTCAGAAGACAAGTTACCACTGTCCTCACCACGCTCTGCAATAGCCTTAGCATAAGCCAGCATAGCAATCAAATGTGTAGGAGCTAGAACCCTTGTGCTATCGCTAGTCAACTCAAGCTGAGGAATAACCAAGTTAAAGCGGAGTGTATAAACACCGTTAGGGATGGGGAATAAATCAACCTGTGTGTCGTAGTTACTGTCTACACCGTTAAAGTTGTAGTAGTTAGGTACGCCTGTCACATTGGAAGTATTCAACAAGAACTGTTGGTTCATCCAAGTTGTAGGAGCATATTGCAGGTTAATATTCGATGTGTCATTCAATACGTCAATAACACGGAACCTATTACCTGCATTGGTCATTGTGTAATTGTAGGTATTGGAGACAGTATTAACAGTAATAGTAGACGACAATGCGTTCCAATCAGCAGCATCTTCTACTTCACGCTTGGCATCATTAACCAAGACACCAATCATAGCTGAATAAGGGGTGTCGTTAACTGTAATAACTGTAGGCTCACGCAGTCTACGCAAGACATTATTAACTATGTCTAGATATGTAGCCATCTTTTATAGTCCTTCTTTCTTCTCTACTTCAAATGTACAGATATAAGACATAGTGCTACCTGCTTCTGAAGTCATGGTGATATAGTCTCCTGCCTCCAAGACCATATATGCACCACCGTCTAACTTAAAATAGTTCTTAGAACTTAGTCCGTAATCACTTAATATGGAAATATTAGTGCTAGTGCTGGCATCATACCAAGTGACAGAAATATTTTTAGTAGACCCAGTACCGTTCAACAAATACATAAGGTTCCACTTAGCATAGTAGCCAGTTGGAACCGTATATATTGTCGTAGCGGTTGCGGCAGTTAAGTTACCACCGTGGGTTACTGATCTCATTTGACCTTCTTAGCCTTGTTCTTAGCTGTACGTTGACCACGTTGGGGCATGTTAGCCTCAGACATGGCAATAGCAATGGCTTGCTTACGGTTCTTGACCACTGGGCCACCTTTGCCACTATGGAGAGTACCTTCTTTGTACTCCCCCATGACCTTACCGATCTTGTTTGTCTGTTTTTTGGTAGCCATATTAAGTACTAACCTTCACAGTGATAGTGCCTGTAACGTATGTAGTGACGTTAGCACGGATGTAAGGAGGAGGATCAGAAATAGTCACAAGGCCATCAGCTGTCAAAGCTGTACCGATAAGCGACCATGTAGAGCCGTCTACGCTACCTTGGACAGCCACAGTAGCTGAGGTGATACCAGAGATTTGAACAAAAGCAGGTTTATTACTGTCTGTCCCCACTGGGAGAGAAGCACCTGTAGCTGTAACAGCTGAGAGAAGAGTTTTTAATGCCATAGTGTCTATATCCTACTATAATTATTGAGGTTTGTCAAGAGATTTATTTACATCTAAGTAAATTTGGTAAACTTTATGCCCTATCATTAAGACAGTGTATATCAAGGTAGCCCATAGGACTAACTCAGATACCTGAATACCTGCTACAGTAGCCAAAGAAACCCCTACAGGAGGGGCTGTTTTAGCCACTACAGCCGCTGCTGTGTCTACTTGGTGCTCAGTCATCTAATTACTGGCCTTGTGTAGCAGGGTCCACCCAGTTAGGGTCTTTAGGCCAAGTAATGGTCTGACGGGCATCTGTCACTGTTGCTGGCAGATCACGCAAGGCTTGACGATAGGTAGCCCATTCTGTCTTCTTAGAGATAGAGCAATCAGGCATTTGTGTCCAATCACAAGCAGCCAACAGACGGTCACGTTCGCTACGCAGTTTAGCCATAGCTGAGTCCTTAGCTGCTTGGATTTCCTCAGTTGTAAGGTTCTGAGCTTGGACAACACTTACAAAAGTACCGTCATCATAAGGAGCCACTTGAACAAGCTTCTGTGTCAGGGCGTTATAGGTCTTAAAACGATTGACTTTCTTAGCCCCATTCTGAGACAGGAAAGCATCGCTAGGGCCTGCCGCAGAGAAGCTAGTATTAGGGAATAAAGTCTTATAATGTCCTACAGTGATTACACCGTTTCTAATGATTGCAATTTCCATTTATGTTTCTCTTCCTCAATAATTAGGTAAAGCCGCTGTAGGGGCAGTAAAGTTAGCAGTATAACGAGCGTATCCTTTTGTAATACGAAGGTCGTCAATATAACCTGTAAAATAAGTAGGTGTAGTTAGTTCAGCCCCTATAACTACTCTATTAGAACTGTTTAAATCTTGTGTAACAGTTTGGTTAGTGCCTACTTGAGTTCCGTTTACAAAAGCTCTAAGTGTTCCGCTTTGTCTTGAAATAGCAAAATGCCTCCAAGTACTATCATTATATGTACCAGAACCAAAAGTAACGTCTACAAAAGATGTTCCATTGTGGTAAGAAAAATAAAGACCTGTATTGTTACCAAATGTTCCAAAACGCCATGTTCCAGCGCCTGTTCCACTAGACAATGTTCCAACTTGACTTGCGTAATTGGTTCCTTGAGTGCCGTGATAATCCCAATATTCGATTGTAAAGTCGCCTGTTCCAAACTTTCCAGTAAGTGTGTCGGGCATGATTAAATAATCGCCAGTACCGTCAAAATACATTGACGCTGTGCCGTACTTTTTCTGGGTAGTTGAAACCTGAGCATTACCCGCAGTTTCCAAGTCATTTATCATGGCGCTGTCGTATATGCCAGCGTTGGTGAAGTTAAGTAACAAAGAAGTGTTTGTAATGGCTGTTACTGGTGCAGTTGGAGGCGTAAATGCCGATGTATATACCGCAGTTCCGTTCACTAAACGCAAATTAGAAATATAACCGTTCCAATCAAAGTTATAACCAGAAAAGTTATTTCTTCCAATATAAGTCAACGTAGCTGTAGAAACAGACGATAAATTGCTAGTAGACGTTGTGCTTGAAGCTGTTCCGTTAATATACATTTTAACGGTAGTTCCATCACGTACAAAAGCCATGTGAAACCAAGTATTAGGTGATAATGTAGAAGGGTTTGTAAATGTTGTGGCAGTCGTGTTATTAAATAACAAAGTTGTTGAGCTTGCACTTACTTCAATATCCCACCTATTTGTGGTGTCTTGAACCATTGAAATTGGACAAAATGTTCCAAAAGAAGTTCCGACATACCCCCAAAATTCAATAGTCCAAGTTGAGCTTGCTCCTAGATTTAAACTAGCTGCCGTAGAGGTTGTCAAATAATCACCAGATCCATCAAAGTAACCGCTACCGCCTACTGTGCTAGTGCTGTAAGCTGATGTTGGGTTGAATGGGTTGAATCGTTGGACTGACGGAGAACCGCCAACAGTAATTGCAAAAGCGTTAGTGCTATTATCAAGAAAACGATTGCTTTGGCAAGTTAACAAACTGGTATTTGTTATTTCAGTTAAAGGAGTAGTCGAGGGTGTAAAGGTAGCTGTGTAAACAGCAGACCCTTTTACAACTCGTAAGTTTGAAACATAACCTGCTAAAAATCCAGAATTATTAGGCAGCCTTGCTATATTAAAAGCAGTTGAGTTTAATGCTACGTTGTCTGAATTTGTTGTAGAACCGTCTTGAGTCCCATCTAAAAACACTTTTAAACTTGTTCCGCTTCTTGTAACGGCAATATGATGCCAAGTATTTGGAGTGACTGTTGTTCCACCAGAAAGTACAGTAGGGTCGCCCACCATCCTAACTTTTAAAACATTTGATTCAATTGAAAATGTAAAACCTGACCCTGAACTTTGGTATGTACTTCCGACCACCATTTGACCTGAAGGTGTAGAAGTTAAAAACACCCACGCTTCAACGCAAAAATCGCCAGTTCCAAAAGCATAAGCAGTATTGTTTGTAGCTGTTAAATACGCTGAAGATCCGTCAAAATAATTAGACCAACTACCGCCAGCAGGTGCAAAAGGACTAAATGTTCCTTGTGTCGTGTTACCACTACGGGTAATCGTATAGTTGTTGGTAGAGCTGTCTGTAAATGTGTTGTTTTGAGCACCGTTAGTCCCGTCACCAGACAAGAGCAACGTAGTGTTCTTAAAGTAATCATCAGCTGCGGCTGAGGCAGTCGCTCCAGCAACGGCAGTAAACTTTTTACTCAACATTAATTAGTACTTTCCGTAGAGAGTAGTTCCAACTTTCCACAAGACAACCCATGTATAACCACTGGTGGCTAATGTAGGGGCTGTAGCAGTTGTGGTAGCCCATGTGATTGTAGGCCAAGTAATTGTGTAGGCAGAGCCATCATCAATACCCAACAATACAGACTGTCCTGCTGTAAAGTTAGTCACTGCTGGAGAACGAGAAGCACCCAAAGTAACCACTTGGATACCACCGTTAGCAGGGTCAATCTCAAAGCCAGCACCGTCTGTGATAGTGTAGACAGTCTCTTTAGTGCCTGTGATTGTCTTGTTTGTTAGTGTCTGGGTGTCTGAAGTTCCTACAACAGTGCCTGAAGGTACAGTCTTAGATGCCCAAGAAGTCAAGGTTGAGCTGTAAGCCTGAACATCAGTACCAATGGTCAAACCAAGAGAAGTCTTTAAGGTTGCTCCAGACTCAACAACAAAGTTAGTACCGTTACCGATAATCACACCGTTATCAGTAGGCGTCAAGCCAGCAATATCAGCCAACTGAGCATCGTAGGCTTGAACATCAGTACCGATAACTAAACCAGCAACAGTATCGCCTGATTGTACTTCTTGAATTGTAGTTCCGTTAAGAACTAGAGGGTAACGAGCAGTCATTATTTAATATCCTTAGTAAACAGGCACACTAACAGTGGAACCAGCACGATTAGTAACTGAAATATAGCCACCTGCAATAGAGATTTGAATGGTTGATCCAGCATTATTCAAAATAGGGAGATAAGTAGCTCCACCACCTCCACCAGTGCTGTCAGTATCGTTAATCCAAGCAGTTCCATTGTATTTAAGAACTTGTCCTGATGTAGGTGAAGTAAGAGTTACATCAGAAAGACCATCTAAATTAGTTGCATAACCTGCTGAGGCATGGTTCCCCCAACCGTAAGCTGTATCCCAGTTGGTTTGCTTAGTTGTTGTAGGAATGGAATAACCACTAGCATAAGTAACAGCTAATGTGCCAGAACTGGTAATAGGAGTTCCAGATACAGACAAACCAGTAGGTACAGTCATAGCCACTGAAGTGACAGAACCTGAACCACCACCTCCGCTAACAACAGCGTTTACCCAAGCAGTACCGTTATACTGGAGTACGTCGTTTGTAGCTACCGACGTGATAGATACATCTGTAAGCGCCTCTAAGCTAGTCGTTAGAGTAGGCTTGTTTGTAAGGTCATCATAGTCACCAGTAGTGGCAACAGTGGCAAGATCTCCCGGCTGAACCGCTGAGTCAGCAAGTGTTCCCTGAGCTGCTGTAGCATAAGCAGTAGCATTGGTTGTAGCAGCAGTGCCTAAACCTAAGTTAGTACGTGCTCCAGAGGCCGTAGAAGCCCCTGTACCGCCTTGAGACACAGCAACAAGGAGAATATCAGCATCAGTGATGCCGTCTACGCTACCTCCAGTACCTCTGTATATTGCCATTTAGTTTATGTCCTATTTGTTTGTTTTAGCAGGTCTTCCACGCTTCTTAGTGGTGACTGTAGGAACATCCTCTTCTTCCAGTAGTTCCTCATCTTCGTCTATCCACTCGTAACCAGCGTGGCCTTCCATACTGTCAATATCTACTTGTTGAGTAAATTCGACGATGTTCCCTGAAGCCAGACATCTAAATTTAGCCATATATCCTCATTACTTTCTAAAAGCTACCCTATGTAGCCTTTAAAAAGCCCCCTCTCCGTATAAGATAGAGAAGGGGTAAAACTATTTATTCTTATAGTTATTAGTTTCTTATTAAGCCAAGCGTCCAACAACCAAACGAACGGTTGTAGAAGCCAAGTCAACAGTACCACCAGATTCGTTCTGGAGGCGCAAGGTCACAACGTCAGCTGCACTCACATAAGCGTGTACAACAACACCGGCCTTATCAACACCAAACGAGAAACCCAACACCATATCGCCCAAAGCAACGCCGGGGACAGCAATAGTGTCGCTTTCACCAGCTCCGTCAAGCAATGAACCAGCATTCAATGTACAAGTCACCTTGAACATCTCATGGAACATGCCTTGGAACTGCTTAGTGCCACGTTCAACAACAACAGCGGTAGCGGTAGCCATGATTTATTTCCTTTATTTATCTAATTGTTAAGTTAACCAAAGAAGGCCCCGAAGGGCCGTCTTAGTTCAATTAGGCAGGAACAACCAAAGCCACAGCGCCGTCATCACGCAACTCAGCCACGCCGTACAGAGTATCAGCAGTGAACAAGTTAGCCAAGAATTGCTGTTGGTATTGGGTTTGCGAACGGATGCCCATTTGCTCAACCAACACGAAAGCGTCACGGTGACCCATCAAGCACACACGAGCTGGTTGGGCAGTACCCGAACCGTCGTTAGCGTCGTTAGGTGTATCAGCGTTGCTAGACACAAACACAGACACGCCATACAAGCTACCAACTTCACCGTTACGGATGGTGTTGCCTTGACCAGCTTCACCAACGAAGGCTTGCTCAGTGTAGCGGCTCAAACCCATCAAAGTGTTGCGGCTTGAAGGTGGGATGATGAAGAAACGACCGTCCATTGGGGTGTCCACGTCGTCCAAACGCTGAATGGTGCGACGGATAGCAGCATCAGTCAAAGCAGCTTGGTTGTCAGTAGTGTAGTCATAGGCGGTAGTACCGTCAGAACCGATGAAAGCACCAGCGTAACGAGCACCAGCACCGCTGTTCACAGTACGGCCCAAAGCGATGATGTCTGAGTCGATCTGTTTAGCCAAAGCGTAACCAGCGTCTTCAGTGTAGAAAGAACGCAAGCTGTTCAAGGCTTGAGTAGCAACGATGTCTTCAATCAAACGGCTATATTCATAGTGTTTGTTGATGTACACTGGGATGTCGGTGTCTGTGTTAGCGATCAAGGTCACTGCGTTAGCAGCAGTCTTGGCAGAGGCAGAACCACGAGTGGGGCTAGGAATGTGAACGGTGTCACCTTTCTTGCCACGGTGAGACATTTTCTTGATGACGTTAGCTGCAACCAAGTTTTTCTTGTATGCGGCAACGATCTCATCGGACCAAATCTCTGGGATAAACGCATCAGCGTTGGTAGTTGTAACAGCATTGGTTGCTGCAAAAGTAGCGGCCATTTTTAAAGCTCCTAAATTAAAATAAAGTTATTATTATTATTATTTGACCCGGCCTTCTTGATATGCTCTCATGATGTCATCAGAAAGAGCTTCGTATCTAGCAGGGTCTGTCATACGAAGACGGATTAGATCAGCCCGTCGATAAACTTTCTTAGAGGATTCCCCAGTACCGCCTACATCCACACCAGCAGCCTTCATAGCAGTTTGACGGGCAGCCTCTCCAGCTGCTTTAGTCTCTTGTGCTTTGACAGACTTGATCTGTTTAAATGTAGACAACAATTCATTGGCACTGTCATAGTCATATTCAGCGTCAGCTTTAGCATACAAGCCCATGCGAACGGGTGATGATTTTACCCAGTTAACAAACTCTGGATCTTGAACAACCTGAGTGAAGTCAGGATGGTCTGCGTTCAACTTCTGCTGAATCTGCATCTTCTTGAACTGTAAAGCAGCTTCACGAGCTGCAATAACGTCAGGGTGAGATGACAGTTCTTTCTGGATTGCCTTCTTGGGATCTTCAAAGAAGTCAATTTCAGGCTCTTGTGGTTCAATATGTTGAGGCTTGGATGCGAGAGACTGCTTCAGTAGCTCATCAGCTAACTTACGAACCTCACCTACTTCTTGAGCTTGCTTACCAATGAGCTTTTCAGCCTCTTGGTGCATCTTAATGATGTCTTCTGCTGTCTTACCCTTATATTTTTCGGGGACTTCAAAAGAGGGTGTATGTGGGTCTGGTTGAGGAGCTGCTTGTTGTATTTCTACAGCTTCTAGTTCGCTTGAACTACCAATATCTTCGTTGTCATCTACTAACATATTAACTTCCTTTCCTGCCGACGTAACGGTTCTAGGATTATTTAAAAATAGAAACTACTTCTCGGTATATGTAAATACTTATGAGTTTTGTTTTCTCTCTTGTGCAAGCTTTTCAGCGTGCTTACGCTCCCATGCGTCATAGGCCGTTGGAAATGAGCCTGTACAGCCTTCTAACTTCATCATGGGTGCTGAGACAAGTCGTTTGGCTTCCGTGTTGCACACCTTACAAGAAGTCGTGTACACATCGTCCTGAACTAATGCCTCGGTTGTATGATTATTCTCACAAAGAAAATCGTAAAAGCGCAGTGCCATCCTTAAATGTCTCCTGCCTGCTGAAGATCTTCATAAGTCTTCTCATACGAGCCTTTCAGCCCTAAAAGCCAATTCAAGATGTCAAGCTGTCCTTTACGGAAATAAAGTTCTTGTGTGTCCGTGACAGTTGACAGGTCGTTATAATTGGTTTTAACCTTTTGAATGTCCTCCATGAAGTCTCGCCACCCTTGGGTAGCCATCATAGAGAACGCTTCTTCATAAAATTTCTGTAGTTCTTTGTCCATTCGGAGAACCTTCTAGTTACAATAACGCTACTCTAGCATAAAAGTAGCACTTTGTCAACACTTTTTTACAATATTTTAAGCTTTTCTCATCATTTGGAGTGCTGCGATGCGCTCATTGGACTGAATATCTGCTGCTTTAAGGTTAATTTCCTTCTCTTTCAGCACTCGGTCAGCCAACTGGAGGCGTTTACCGAAGTCATCTCCACGATCTAGGTTGTTTGAGGCAGCTTGAACCACCTTAACACGCATTTCCTCTGGCATCAGGGCAGTCTCAACCTGAGTTTGTTGGGCATTTGCAGCTTTTTCTGCTGTCTGAGCCTGAACCAAGGCCAACTGAGCTTGTAAAGTCTGCAACTGGAGCTGTTGTTGCATCATTTGCATCTGTTGTTGCTCAGGGTTAGGTTGTGCCATCTGATCCAAGGCAGCCATCATCTCGTAACGGTTGGTCAGAGAGCTGTTGGACACGATACCCTTCAAGATCACAGGCAAAACAGGGGTATTTGGTCCTAAAGTCTGGAGCAAAGCAATAAACTGCTGTTGTTCGTACTCACGGGCCATGATACCCAAAGTGGCTGTAGGCATAAAGTTCATGTCAACTGAGGGATAACGCTCAGGGTCGAACTGCATGTAGCGGAATACTGCCTTCTTGATGAAAGGGATCAGGAAGTCCTCTTGGAAGTTGGTCAAGGTACGCTTGTACTTCTTGATGATTGCTCCCATAGCAGCAGACATGCCAGCACCGCCAGCATCCCTAGACACGTTAGACACCATACCCTGAGAGTCCAGAGTACCTGTAGCTTGGAGCAACATGCGCTCAAAGGCTTGGGCAGTCTGGAGGTTTCCACCGTCTGTCTGACCGAACTTGAAGGGCTGGAGGATCTCGTTGGGGTTGCCATTGGTCAAGATAGCCTTACCGGGTTTAACCTCGAACTTAGCACCACGTGGTAGACGGGTAGCGTCGATACCGATCATAGGGGCTGTGGTCAAGGCAAGGGAGTCCATGTGGCTACGCATTTGAGCGTCAATAGCCTTTTGCATGTTGTAAGCCTTCTCTACCGTACCACGACCTAACAGGCGGTTAGGCACTGTATCGTCTTGGTAAGCAACGATAGGACGATCCTTCATCATGTAAGGATTCTCTTCAGCCTTGAGGAGATAGGTGTCGTTGGCGATCACGACAATGGCTTCCACCAAGTCAGTGTATTCGTCAGCTTCACTCTCTTCAGGGAACAAGTCAATCATTTCCTCTTTATCGCCCATGTCCACCAAGTACTCACGGGGGACTAGACCATAGTAGGTCAAAAGTTTAACTTTATCAGCTTGGAACTGTGTGTCTTCCTGAGTAACTTCCAAGTCATCAGTGTCGTACATAGGGCCAATGTTGACCTTACGATAGATACCGTCTTCGATACCCTTGACAACCTTGTGCAAGCCTACGTACTTCTCAACTGCTACGCCAAGGCAGTCATCAATGCTTGTACCGTTGGGGTCAAACAAGAAGTTCTTGGGGTTAACAGGCACAATCTTAACTGCTGTACGGTCTTTCTCTTGAACACCGATAGCTGCTTGACCTACCACACCGGGGATAGGCTGTGTAGCAGGAACGTACTCTTTTTCAGTCTTGATAACGATCTCACCGATACCAGTACCGTAGATCTCAGCCATCAGCTCAATCTGGTCGATAGCCTTACGGATCTTGTCCTTCTTAAAGTCATCCATCAACTGAGCTTTAATTAGGGACACATCAATGTCGTTACCGTTCACATCCTGAACGTCATCCTCAATGTCAAAGAAGTCACCTTGACCGAAGATAGCTTCCATGATCTCAGCGTGGCGAGTCTCAACTGCTTGCTGAGTAGCAGGGGCAATGATACGGCTACGCTCAGATTCCCTAGTCTTATCCTCAGAAGCCCAGATACCACGGAAGATACGCTCGTATTCATCCCACAGCTCAAGGTAGTTACTGTTACGCCATTCACGCCAATCGTCGCAATGACCAGTAACGTAGCTTACCAAGTCCTTGTCGGACTCAGTAGGTTCGTCAAATTCAGGAGCTTTGTTATTTTCTTCAGTCATAATTATTATAGATCTTCCTTGGTAGAATCTTCAAATGGGTCTTCATACTCAACTTCAGGCTTGTTCTTGCTGGTTTTAATAGGACCACCAACCAACCAAGCACTACAGGTACGATCAGCTGCACATTTAAAGTCAAATAACTCACAGTAGCCTAGTTTGGCACTGTCAATCACATCTTGAGCAAAGCTTTCTTTTTCTTCATCAATACCTGCTCTGATACACTCCATCATCTCAGGAGTCTGGATAAAGGCAGAGCAGTTACCACAACGCATTGTCTTGGCTTGGTCAATAGACGTAGCCCACTCATTAGCTTTCTTGTTCCAGAAAGCACCATTAGATTGTTCTGGATTGGCAGGACCATATCCGTACTCTTTAAAAGCCTTGTCCCTGTTCTTCAGGTTAACATGGATGTCTTGGGTCGCTATAGGGCAGGAAGACATATTTATTACCACTTCACCTTGTCTGCCCAATAAGCTGCACTCATGCGGCCTTTGGCAATGTTCTTAGCATGTCTAGCCTTGAAGGACTTATTCCTAGCTGTACCATCAGGGCTACCTTGTACGCCTTGCTGACCAAAGCGGATAAGCTTGACTTCATCCCCATCCTTAGCCAACACAGCGTGGCTCTTGGTTGGGTGTCCGGGAGTACGCTTAGGCTTGTTGTAGCCCTCGAACTCTTCACTGCCTCGTTTAATAGCCATTCTTCTTTACTTTCTTAGTCTTGGCAGTCTTAGCTGCATCCTTGAAGTCTTGAGCTGAAGGAGCACCCTTAGTACCGGGTTTTCTCATCTTCTCACCTGAGCCAGCTGCTATGCGCTTACGCTTGGCATTGATGTTTGCATAAAGTCCTGTAGCCATGTTAGTACCCACTTATAACGTCTAAGGTTTCGTATTCGTCGTCATCGTAGTCTGAATTATAACTGGTTACAGCAAGCTGGTCAATATAAGACAAACTATCTATTAAATCGTCATGTACGCCAGCTGTAGGGAACATAAGGAACTGATCCTCAAACTCCTTCCAATCTGACTTGTTCTTGTCATTGAGGGTGATCCTGCCATGCTCGAACCTCCCTTGTAAAGACCAAACAATCCTGTCAGTCTTCTTCTTATTCCCGTGTGTCAGGTCTGTGATGTGGCAGTAGACGTTGTTCTTCCTCATCAAGTCATTGAGGTAGGGTTGAACAGCGTTCTTCAAAGCTCCTCGTTCAATTCCAACAGCAATGGGCTGATGGTCACGCACAGCCATAAGAATCCTACTAGCAGTTTCACGAATGTCCCAACGTCCATGAATAATGTCCTTTACCCACCAGTTACCATTGTCTTCTACCTTAACGATCGAGATGGCACTTTCGTCTAACCTCTTCTTGGTAGAACCTGCATTTTTAGCTACATCCTCAAAACCAGCTAAGTCAATGGCTATCACATACGAGCCATAGGCAGGTTCAGGGCCATAACGTAACCACTCTTCCTTAAAGACATCCTGCCCTGCATTATCGAAGCTAGACAGGTATTCCTGCTTAAAGGCAAAGGAACTCAAGGTTCTCTCAGCTGCATCAATCTCTTTAGGATCAATGGTTTCATTGTCCCTAGTTGTAAAGTGCCAAGCCTTCCATTCTACGTCCTCTTCCTCTAAGCCTAGCTTAAAGACATCGTAGAACCAGTTACGGCCTGATGGTGTCGAGATGAATAGTGCTCTACCCTTCTTGTCTGACAAGGAAGCTCGGATGATCTTTTGCCATACGTCTTCCTTGATAAAGGCACATTCGTCCATCACAACATAAGTGAGAGAAACGCCACGTAAAGAGTCAGGGTTATCAGCACCTCGTACCAATATCTTTCTACCATTAACCAAGAGAATCTCAAGGTTATTGATGTGAGAGGACTTAATCACTGGCCTACCTAGCTCATGTAACAAGTCCCAAATAATCGTTCTAGCTTGTCCCAAGGTAGGAGCTATGTACATCACAGCTGAACCTTCAGGACAGTTAAGAGCCTCAATCAAGAGGGTTACAGCTGACAGTCTGGACTTACCGCATCGCCTACCGGCTGCAACGACTTTGAACCTGTGGGTATCCTTGAATACCTCTTGTTGCCACTTAAGGAGTTGGAAATTAAGACTCGTCACTATCAATATCCTTAATTTCTACGTCCATTCTGGACTCTACATCCGTCACATCTTCTATGTCCACCGTAGGGCCTTGAAGACCAGATATGTTGATACTGATGGCAGGGGTTCCTCCTCCTGACTTAGTAGCTTCAAAGGCAGATACTGGGACAATACGATCTACAATCAGTTTCCATGCAGCTGCTTGGTTCTTGTGGTCATCATTCAGAGCTGCATCAAATATGGACTCCAAAACCTTAGCACTCTTGGGGGAGGTAAGCATCCTCTGCTTGTACTCGTTGATGATAGCTGTATCCCCTTTAGGTCTACCTATCACCCCTTTGTTCTTGGTTTTCTTTTGTACCAGCTCACCCTTCTTGGGTCTACCGGGCTTACGTTTCTGAGGTTCTTGGGTTTCCATCTTTGTCCTATAGTTGGGAGATGATTATGTAATATAAGTTGTTGGTGACGGTTGCAGCCATTAAGCATGTGCAAAAAACAACAAAACCCATGCTGTCACCAACACGGCTGAGGACTGTTGGCCTACTCCGAGAATCCCCAGAGTCAATCCCCATGCGTGTTAGTCCAACTGTTACCTTACGCTCTCTCCGTTGGCGATTGAGCAGCCCACATTCTTTAAGTCTTCTGGGAACTGACTTTTATTAATTGAAGACAACCCACCTAAAGGTAGACAATCCAAGTACATAGTTCTATAAAGTATCTTTAAGGAAGTTTTAATGAAACTTAATTAAAGTAGTTTTAATATATGTTTATAATTAACTACTATAAGGGTAATCTTACTTAGGTGTATTTAACTTCCTAGGCCTCTTGTGTCCTATATAGTACTTTAGTTAACTACTTAGATTCATCCCTAGTGATCTTCATAGAATATTATAACTATGGGGACTGTATCAGACTTTTCTACAAATGTCAAGTCTTTTTTGTAATTATTTTAATTTATTTTACATAAGACACCCTATCCCCATACCTTCCCCTACTTCATAGGCCCTTGTGGGGACTTTAAAGACCCTCTCACAAGACCCTATGATGGCCTCCTGTGGACAGATTGTCGTAGCTATTTCCCAATATTGACCTGTCCCCAATTAGTTGTATGACAACTTTATTGATTTTATTATACTTTTTTGTCATTAGGAAGGCTTTCTTAATTATTCTTTTTTGTGTACTTAGGAGGCATTCCCCATCTTCTTTTTTGTATGCCGTAGAGGCTCCAGCA